CTTCCCAGAACTTATAAAAATACTCATTGAACGGTAAACTATCGTTTCTCGCACCAAAGTGAGTATCAGTTATCAGTGCTATCTTCATAAAATAATTCTAATCCTTTTGGTTTCACTTTTTTCTTTTTGGGTTTATAAACATCTTCTGCTGGTAAAAAGTTCTTTTGTAGATAATCTATATACGGATTATCGAACTCTTCTCCACCATAATCTTCAGGCATGACATTCATATTTTCAATGTATTTGTTTTTTACATGAGCTTGTTTTTTCTCTTTCTGTATTCGTCTTAAAAACGCATAATAAATTATTTGTGTAAAATATGCAAATGGATTATTAGATTTCTCTGGATTAAAATTGTGTACATATTGTAAACAGTTTTCAATACCATCAGATATCATTTCTTCACGATAAGTATAGTTTATAAAGTTTGGTCTATACGATAAGTGATTCGCAATTTTAAGAAAACATTCACCAATATAATTTGTTATTGGTGGTGGATTTTTACCTTGTTCTTTTGCTTCTTTACAACGATTATTCCATTCAATCATTGCAGTAAGAAATTCTTTATTATTTACATAATGGGGTTTTTTTGACACGACACCTTTCCTTTATTAAAAGTTATACATTTATACCATTATATGAGTCAAAAGTCAAGTCACCATAATTACATAAATTCTGCGTTACATATCTGCAACAGTTCATTTTTATGCTTATTGGGACTTGACTCTTAATCAATTCTTGTGTATACTCACTTTGTGACTTACAGAGTAATACTAATGTATTGTAGGTTTTTCTTCATCTTCATCATACCAACTACTCATAAGTTCTCTAACTTCATTTTCGATACCATCTAATTCTTTATCAGTAGGCTGTCTATATTCAGTTGTTTTCATATCTTCCATTTTACTTACACAAAAGTCATAGAATCTAGTTAACCCTATTGACGAATCTGTAATTGCAATCACATTGTCTTTTATGATGTCATATGTTTGGTTTTGACTGTAATTAATCCAACGAGAGAAAGCCATAGCTTCTTCAACCTTACCCTTTTTAATTCTTGGGTAAATATTAACTTTTAATGGATTCTGTATTTTAAGAAACTCTCCATCACCAGAAGATACATTTCCTACAATTTCTTCACCATTTCTTAATTTTAATATTTTGGTTTCCATATTATTTCTCTACTTTAAGATTTTTAATTTCGTAATTAAATTCTTCTTCATTATAGATATTTATTCGTTCCATGAAATGACGTAATGTAAAGTTTTGTCTAGATTTATGTGTGAAGTCATCTGCTATATCATAAAGAGTAGCGGCACTCTTTTCTGTTCCTTGTCGCAACCCTCTACCGATTGATTGTAACACTCTAATTCTTGATTTGCTTGGGCTACTAAAGATAACATTATGAAGATTACGAATGTTAATACCAGTAGAAAAAGTACCATATGACGCAACAATGATTGCATCTTTTTCCTTTTCTGTAATTTCACGAATGTTCTCCCTAGTTTGTGTGTCAGTACCACCATGAACATAGAATACTTTTCTATCTAAGTCTTTTAACATATCATATAATACTGCACCATGTTTTTCAACAAATTGAAATAATAATAGTGTATTACCTTTTAAGTGTGTTGTCAAGTCAATAATGAATCTATTTCTTCTTTCATCTCTTACAATTAAATCTACTTCATCTTGAAAGTTCTGGTCTTTCATAAATTTACAATCAACTTCTGGATATTGTAACACTATACACTTAATATTTAATTTGGCAAGTGTTTTATTTTCCATAAGTTCTTTTGTTGTTGTTACTCTATTGACAGACCCAAATAAACCCTCTAGTATAAGTCTATGCGTCTGTGTACCGTCCAGAGTACCAGTAAACCCATGTCTGTGTACACAATGTTGTAATTTATTCATTATACTTGTTAAGGATTTTGCTTTGAAAAGGTGTACCTCATCACCCAATATACACCCAAAGTTATCAAAGAATTTCTTAGGCATTTTATAAAGTGATTGCCAAGTAGATATTACAACTTGATTTATTATTTCTTTTGAGTGTCCTTGATATATTCTTTGCATCATTTTTTCATTATACCCATAGTCAACAAAATCAGAATACATTTGTTCTACCAAAGATGTTGTGGGTACAAGTATCAGTACTTTACCAGATTCGTACCATCTTGTCAAGAGGTAAATTATTAACGACTTCCCACTAGCAGTAGGGCTGAGAAGAAGACTCCTATCATTTCTGACTGCATGAACAAATGCGGCCATCTGATAATCACGAATTTGTAGAATTGTTCCCTTGGACTTAGGTGACACTCCTCTAACAAATTTATCCAATTCGCTAGTTCCATATTTTCTCTCATTTAAAACTCCTTCCTTATACTCAATATCTATTTCGTTTCGTTTTGCAAATTCTTCTATATATGGTAATAGTCCTACATAAATTTCATTTGATGCAACTGAATACAGTCTAATTTTACCGTCCCAAATTCTATTTCTGTATGTAGGCATAAATCTAGCGCCTGGGACTTCAAACGTAAAAAAGTCTGACAATTCTCTTGCATAATTAGGTTCAGTTTTAACACACAGATGAACCTCATTCTTTTTTGATATAATCAAAATGAACCCTCTAAGAATCTCTTCCAATCAATCGCATTTTTAATTTGAAATCCACGATTGTTTATTGATTTGCAGACTCTTTCTGCATAATCACACATTGCATTGTGGTATTCAACTTTGTGTTTTGATTTAATTAAGTCTTCATCACTTTCAAGATATGTGGGTAAATCTTGTTTGAGTATTTTTAAATCAAACGGATTTTCTTGGTAAACACTTGGTGGTGCTTTACCAGAATAATATTCCCATTTTTTTCTGAAAAGAACTTTGTATTCTGACTCTGCTTGTTTTGATAACAGATTCCAACGAGTATATATTCTTAAATACTTTGCGTAAAGTTCTGGTGTTTTGAGTGATTCAATGTCTAGTTTTTCATTGTCTATTTTGAGGTCTTTTTCAGCCTCATTCTGAAGTTGTTCCAAATCCATAATATAACCTTATTTTATAATGTAAATATTTCGTATAGTGTATAACTGAAAGTACAAGTCGCTGTCAAGTATGTAACGTCCCCTGCTTGTTGGTCAAATTGTAATGCACTTAATGCTACTGGATATATATCAGAAAACCTAACATCAACTGTTGGGTTATTTTTACTTGATGTAATTATTAATGATGCATCACTATACATAGACTGCACCCCAACTGCATTATCATCTGTTTTTGCAGAACCAGTAGACTTTGGTGTTTGTGTAGGGAATGAAGTTGTGTTTCTACTTCTAAAAGATTCAAACTGTGTTCTTGATTTAGGAAAACCTATAGCAACTAACCAATCATGAAGTTCTGTATAGTTTTCTAGTTTTTCATCTACAAGGAATTGTAAATCTAAATTTTCATATGTTAATGTGTGACCTTGAACTGGTAATTCTTTAAATGGTGTTGGTATAACAACATCACCTAAATTTATGCCGGGCAAGTTTACTTGGGTAGTAAAAAATTCTACCTTTGGAAGTTTGTTACATTTAAATACAAATTTTGATGGGTCTGCGTAATCAAGTTCAGTCGGTTGTCTTGATAACATATTCGTTGTAACCATTTAGTTTCTCCATAACCATTCTTCTTTGTTCGTCAGAGTATGATGACCACAATGTTATTTCATCTCTGGTTCTTCCACACCCAATACAAATATTTTTTTTTAGTTCGCATATTTGTATACAAGGACTTTCTATGGTTTTCATAGTATTATTTAGGTATAAAAAAAGGGGGGTCGAAAGACCCCCCTAAAGTAACTAACAATTCGTTTCTTATTACATTAAGTTAGCAACTTGTACTCTTCTGTAGTAAGTGTTGTCATTTGCGCCAGGAATTACATCATTTCCAGATGCATTTGCAAATGGGTTTTGAGCAACACCATAACGAGTTTTAAATCCAATTTTTGGTTGGAAAGTATTCTCACCTACAGCACGAACCATTTGTAATGGTACATACGGACAGTAGAAAATACCAGCGTCATATGGTGAAGTTCCCTTATATCCTACAACATAATACTGTTTTGCAGCATTGTTTGCAGCATATGGGTCAATATACACTTTGTATCTACCGTTAAGAACACCAGCAAAAGTATTACCAGTATCGTCAACTTGTAAG